AATTCGCCCGTCCTAAAATCCTTTCAAGCGATTCCGAGAAGCTTGATAACCTTGCTAAAAAGAAAGCGTTGGGATTATGGGAAGAGTGGCAATTACTCCAAGATGTTGACCCTAACTTGACCGAAGAAGAGGCCAAGAAAATCGTCTTTGACCGCGCCTCGCTTAAAGCACTAGACGCCGGAAATGTCTTCAATGGCGCCCAAGTGAGTTCACTTGTCGAGGTCGTTGTTGCGGCCGCCACGAAGCAAATGCCTATTGAGTCGGCGGTTAATATTCTTATCAGTTCATTTGGTATGACTGAGGAGCAAGCGCGAAAGATTGTCCCGAATGATTTGCCGGTTGTTGCGCCAGTCGTAAAGCCTTTTAATAACGGATTCTAATGATTTCAAAAACTGAGGTCTGGAAAGAGATTCGCCCAGAGCTTCCGGATTATCTGGACGACTCCGAGCGTACTGACCTAATGAACGAAATTGGTGACTACGTTTTGACCTCAATGCTTGACCTATTGGCCGACGGTCATTCACCGGTTGAGGGCGTGGGGGATTTATCCAAGCTAACCACTAAATACGCCGACGCTCAAAAAGATGGCGACCGAACGCCCAACATGGAACTCGGGGGCGATTTGCTTGACTCCCTTAAGTACGAGGCCGATGCCTACGGGGTCAAGATTGGGACATGGGAAGAGGGGCAAGCTATCAAAGCGTACGGTCACATAACAGGATTCAAGGGCCATAAGTGGCTCGACGGCAAGGTTGCCCCACGAAAGATTTTGCCAAGTGATAAAGAAAGATTTGTTCAAGATATTCAAGACGGCATCGACACAATCATTGAAGAGTTCTCGGCCGGAGTTAAAGACAACAACCAAGTGGGGTAAAGCGTGGGCGTCAAGATCAAAAAGCGTTTACAGGTTTTGACATTGCTTGAAACGTCACGCGAAGACTTCAAGAAAGAAATCAAAAACTCATTTGGTGGCGAGCTTCTTGACCTACTAGAGAAGGGGATAAACCCCGTTAAACAATCCAATAACCGCCAGACGGAATACTCTGAATCTTATAAAAAGCAAATTGAGGGAAAGCTTATGTTTTTTAAAAAGGGAGGAAAGCTTATCGCCATTGAAGAACTCAGCAAAAAAGAACTTAAATCTTTTAGGGCCTCAAAGAGTGCAAGCGAGCAAAACGCCAAAAACTCTAAGTTTTTAGCTTATAGCAAACAGCAATTTAAAGATAAAAAAGTTCGTCCGGTAAATCTTAAGCTCACGGGCGCGCTTCATGAATCCCTCAAGATTGATATTACCCGTGACAATCCCTATGTGGAGTTCTCAGACCCTAAAGCGATTTATCACAATGACGTCGGGGTTGGGCCAAAGAAAACCAAACGCCGATTGCTTCCTACTGGCTCGGGCGAAGAGTTTACACTTAGGCTCTTTCAAAAGATCAAAAACGCCCTTCAAAAAGCTATCAAGAAAAACATCTAAAAATTGACAGTTGACACAACATTTTTCGGGATTCCAGTTAGTCCGTGGAGGACGACATGACCCAAGAAACAAAACAGGGCGAAGGCCCAAAGCCGGACGGCGAACGCCCAACGGTTGACGTTAGCGAAGTGTTGAAACGAATCGAACAACTTGAATCAACCAACAACCGATTACTAGACCAATCGAAAAAATGGAAAGATCAAGCGTCGGAATTAAAGGCGAAGTTCGACGAGGCCGAGAGATTAAAGGTTGAGGCAAGCGGTGACGCTAAGGCTCAAGTCGATTATGAAAGAAAACAGCGCGAAAAAATTCTCGAAGACTATAAAAAGCTCCGTGAAAAAACGCTTGATCAATCTATTCGAAGCGCCGTCACAAAATACGCTAAGGATGCCCACAATCACGACGACATTATCAACCGGAGAGAATTTAGGGATTCCGTGAAGACTGGAATAGACCCCGAAAACATGACGGTGAATGAAGACGTAATCAAAGACGCCGTCAATCTTGTTTTGGAGAAGTATCCCTACCTTAACAAAAACACGCAACAACTTGGTGTCGATAGCACAAAGCCGAATCATAAATCAGTTTCAAATAACTCTGATTTTAGTGGCAAGTCCAGTGCTGAAATTATTGAAATAGCAAAAAAAACATTTGGTAATTAACCAAAAAAACAAACATGGAGAGACAAAATGGCCGACGAACAAATTAAAAAATCTGGAATGACTGGAACAATTGGTGAGCATATTTCTGCAATGGCGCAAGCTATTCTTAGAGAAGAAGCCGTTTTGAGTTCAGTATTCCGTTACATTTCTGCTTTCAGACAAAAAGGCGTTGATAGAATCTCATACCCAGCTATCGGAAAATTTACCGTTAATAACCGCGCTCACGGTGGGACAACTAACCGTCAAGCTCCGGCCGTTACGGTTGAGACTTTACACCTCGATCAACTTGCAGAAATCAAATATGGTATCGACGGCGCGAGTGCTATTCAATCAACTCTTAACTGGAAACTGGAGTGTGCAAAAATTGCAGCTCAAGACCATGTAGACTTTTTTGAGTCAAAATTACTTGCAGCGCTTGAAACTTATGGAACGCCAATGGATAGCGTTGCAGCTGTTTTTAGCCCAGAGGTAGCAGTTGAAATGCGTAAAAAGTATTTAGACAATAAGGGAAAAGTCGCTAATGCTGTTTGGGTTATCTCAACCGAGTGCGAAGCTGATATTCTTTCCAACTCAGACGTCTACAAAGCTCAATCTTACGGCTCACCGCTTATCAAAGACGGCGTTCTTGAAAAACTTTATGGGATTCCCGTTGTCGTTCGTCTAGGCCTTTCTGGTAATCAATATTACCTCGCTGCGAAAGAAGCTTTGATTTATGGTTTTCAAATGTCTCCGGCGTATGCTGAGCAAGCTGACCTAAATTATGGAACGTCTGGCGTGTTGTGCGTAATGGACCAACTTTTTGGTGTAGGTGCATCTTACCTCTCTGGCGATCATTCTCGCCTAATCATTAAAGACAACAACTAAGTAAAAGCTTCAAAGGTTGCTCATGGATTGAGCCGCCTTTGACTCTTTTGTTTTCCCCCAGTGGTCAGTCTAAAAAGCTGGCCATTGGGGAATTTATCAAGGTGAGTATGAAACTAGAGATAAGCCATAATTTAATTGATTACTCAAATAAGCTTGATAATTTTGCGAATCCGACAACTGATTTTGATTTCGGTTCGGACGACTTTTCTATTGGCTTTCATAAGACGCTTAAAAATATTTATATTGAAATGGACACGCGCGAAGACGAGTCTGTTTTAACTGTTCAATATTGGGATGGGACTGAATGGGCGCCGATTGATAACGTCATTGATTTGACTTTTGGGCTTACACGTTCCGGTATGATTTCATGGCCAGAGGCCGTGAAGCACGTTCGCACTAATTACAGTGGGACGGGAGAAAAGTATTGGGTTCGTTTATTGCTCGACAATGCTCCGGCCGGTGTCATGATAAATGGGATTAATCTCGTTTTATCAAATGATGCTGACCTTTCTTTTGTACCAAATATTGGCGATTACCTACCAGAAAATAGCACTTCATTTATTGCGTTTCACCAAGAAGCGCGAAACATCATAGTCCAAATGCTTAGAAATTCCGGAAAAAAGATTTCTAAGATTGGGACTTTCTTTCCAATTGAGCTAGGTCTTAACCTTCGCCCAATTGATACGCGCCAAGTAGACCAATTTGACCTACTTGAGATTGAGGAATTTAGAAACGCCTCAAAATATTTGGCCCTTCATTTGATTTTTGACTATATGTCAAAGAGTGACGAGGACGCCTATTTTCAAAAGTCTAAACGCTACTATGAGCGATTCCTTGATTCCTATAATTCAAACCTAGTCACGATTGACTCAAACGATTCCGGAGAAACCGACGCCACTGAAAATTTGGCGATTCAGTTCATAAGGATACAACGTGAGTAGTGCCGTCTCAGAAGTGCTTAAAATGCTCGAGGACGCAATTAAAACCGCGACCCCTATGATTTACCCTTCAAGAAACTTTTACGATTTAACTAAGAATGACGGCGTTAAGAATAGTTATATTTATGCCATACGTCCTACTAATGCCTCACCCGTTAAAGGTGTGACTCGTTTCATTACCGTTGAGCATGATTTCGAAATAGAGCTAGTCAAAGAGTTTATCGAGAAAGGTTCAACCGATCAATCCATTCGGGACGCCATAGAGTCAATCTATTCCGACGCCGAACTAATCCTTAAGGAAATAAGCTATCGCCGGTCAGGTAATATTTTACTCGTGGGCGAGCCTTCATTTGGTGAGCCACAAATCAATCAAAATCAAAAATCAGTTTCAATCATTTTTAAATATCCAATAACTTATAGGAAAGGGGTTAAATAGTGACAACATTAGTTAAAGGCCAATCAAGCATTTACTTAGTTAAAGAGACAACTGAGGGCGTTCATGTAAATGAAACTTCAGCTTCGGAAGCTATTGAGCCGCTTCAAGACGGTTTAGAGTTTAAGCTTGCGCGTGAATCTATCGAGCGTTCAACGCTTACAAATACCATTGAGGCCGTTGAGCCTCGCCTAGGTCTAAAGACCGTGACCGGCACAATCCCTTTAGAATTTAAGGCAGGGTCAAGCGCAGGGGCCGAACCGCGTGGCCATGTTCTTTATCAGTCTTTACTCGGTGGCGTTAAGCAAATTGAAGAAGCAGTCACAACTAAAGCCAGTGGAAACACGACTTCGTTCTTAGCTATTCCAGATGATAAGATTTCTTATTTTGGTGCCGGTGATTCTATTCTTTTAAAAATTGCCGGTGATTTTCAGGTTCGCCCAGTCGCTTCAATCGTGACAACATTTGGCGCCTCTGGTTTGAATATGGCCATCCCATTCTCAAGCATGTCTCAGTCGCAAGTAATTGAAAAAGTCACTACCTACTTTCACCACTCGGACACATCTTCGTTTTCAGCTTCTCATTATATCGGTGGTGAAATCCTTGAGTCAGTTAGTGGGCTTAAAACAGTTTCCGCCTCTTTAGATAATTGGTCCGCCAATAAAACTCCAAACATTTCTTTTTCAGTTGAAGGGCTTAATGTAACAAGAGCGCCATCTATTCCTTTTTTAACACCTAACTTTTCAAATGATTCAAAAGTTCCAGTGCTGCAAAATGCTTGCGCTTGGGTTGGTCAAAATGAAATTGATTATTCGGAACTTGGTCTTTCAATGGAAAACACCAAGGCCGATTTGCTCAGTGCTTGCTCTCCAAGTGGGAAAATTGGTACAAGAAAAACGGCGTTCTCGGTTTCAGGCTCAATCAATCCTTACATGAGTGCGGACAACGTAGACCGTTGGACAAGCTTTGAAAATGGAACCGTAACAAGTCTGTTCGTATACGCTTACAATCCAACTGTAACTGCCGGAGAGTTCAATCAAATCGTTGCGATTTGGATTCCCAACATGAAAATTACTAACATGCCAAGTGCTGACAGTGACGGCGTTCTTTTAGACGCTATCGAGTTCAAGGCGTTCCGTAAAAACGGAAATGATTCAGTTTTCTTATCTTTTATTTAATTTTCTAAGGGGGAAATGAAATGAAAATAGCGAGATTAAGCGACCGATTTAAAATTAAAATGGAAGGGGTGACGGTAATCGTTGCCCCTCTTTCTGGCCGTCAAAAGCTCGAAATGACCTCCATGATAAAACAACAAAATGATGGGAAATTTTACATTGATAAAGCTTCTCAAGAGCATTTTTTTATCAAGCACTCAATTAAAGAGATTCAAGGATTAAAAGACTATGACGGAGTTGATTACACTCTTGATTTTGACGGGGATTGCCTTTCTGATACTTGCGGAGAGGAATTATTAAGCTTCCTAGTGAACACTTATTTCACTGTAGCAAACGCGCAAGTCTTAAAAGGTGTTTTCGGAGAAGTAATTAATCCAATGAGCGGAGAACCCATAAAAGGGATTGTCGTTGAGCGCATTGAAAAGATGAGTGACGAAGAAAAAAAAGAGAACTGAGTTTCCATGATTTCTTCCAGTGGAAAACTCAGGAAATAAACGAGGTCACGCCGTACGATTTGGCAATTTTGAAGAGTTCAATCGAGGTCATTTATAACTCATCTCTTCAATGTAGCAAGTGCGTAACAAGGTGTGACGAGAAGTATCGGGAAGTGAGAAAAGGATGCACGGGAAAGAGTGCTTTTAAGCGCCCTTTAACCGACGGGGTTTATCTAACTAAGTGCATGGGGAATTTTTATAATCAATCCTATGGCCAGTTGTTAGACGTTCACCGCCAGTTTAGAAAGGGTATTCTTGCCAATACCGGCGGCCTACTAGATCAACCGGCAAAATATTTAGACGTTATGAATTTGGTAGAATCCTTTATTTGTGAAAAAGAAATTGAACAACTAAAAAAGAGCGCAAAAAATGGCCGATAATAAAGTAGCCGTCGAGATTACCTTAGAGGAAAAAGCCGCACTCAAGGCGCTTACTCTTTTAACAAAAGAAATTCAAAAGACCGAAGATGGCTTTACTAAAATGGGGAAAAAGGGTGACGAATCATTGACCGTCATAGGCCAAGCAAGCCAAGGTGTGACGGGTGGGTTTAAGTCTTTGGTCAGTGGGGTAACGGTTGCGAATCTTGCAAGCTCGGCAATTATCGGAACGGCCAACGCCATAAAGGATTTTGCGGTTGGTTCAGTCAATGCTGCAATCGAGCAAGAATCGGCAATCAATAAACTATCTCAAGCTCTAAAAGTTACGGGGTCATACTCAAAAGAAACTCTGGATGATATGCTTGCATTTTCTTCCGGACTTCAAGCGGCGTCTATCTATGGCGACGAATTGGTTGCGAGTCAACTCGCTATTGCCAAATCAATGGGAGCGACAAATCAGCAATCTAAAGACCTAGTTCAGGCGGCGGCAAATCTTGCGGCAACGCTGGGCGGTTCGTTAGAAACTCGCGTTCAACAACTAGGAAAAACTCTCGACGGCTCGGCCGGAAAGCTTGGGAAATATATTCCCGAGCTTAAGAATTTAACCACTGAGCAATTAAAGGCCGCAGGGGCCGCCGACGTTATCAATTCCAAATTCTCAGGCGCCGCCGCTAACGAGTTAAATAACTACGGGGGCGCTACCATTGCGGCCGCTAACGCTTTCTCGGATTTACAAGAAGAGTTTGGGGCCTTAATAACTCAAAACCCTGCCGTACTTCAAGGCCTAGCCTCTCAAAAGGTTGTCTGGGAAGCATTGGGCGCGTTCATTAAGGATGAATTTGCACCGACTTTCAACAACGTAAGCGCCAACATTTTAAGATTTTTCTCAAGCGACTTTGCAAAAAGTGAAGCCTCGATCAATCAACAAACAGAAAACTATGCAAGACTGACAGGCGAACTAGAAAAAGCCGAAGCTAAAATGGCGGAAATTAAATCTCAAAAAGATATTGGTTTCTTTGATAAAATTGCATTATCTCAAACGACAAGCCAAGTCATAGGGCTTAAGTC